ATGACAAAGACGCTGCACACTACCGACCGCGAGCTCCACTTCTTCTACGGCGCACGCGCTCTCGGCGAGGCGTTCTTCCTTGAGGACTTCTGGGAGTTGGAGAAGGAGTTCCCGAACTTCCACTTCCACCTCTCGCTCGACCGTAAGGACCCCGTTGCAGATGCTCAGGGCGTGAAGTACTACGAGGGCTTCGCTGTAAACTGCATCCGCGACACCTACTTGAAGGATCACGAGGCACCGGAGGATTGCGAGTACTACCTCTGCGGACCTCCAATGCTCATCAAGACCGTTACCGACTACCTCGACTCGCTCGGCGTAGACCCGGAGAGCATCATGTACGACAACTTCGGATAATGCTAACAAACCCGAACAAACATCGTGTAAACTATAACAAAGCCGCTGATAATCAGCGGCTTTGTTGCGTTTATACAGTTTTGTGCCTAAAGTTTACATAAGGTTTATATTGGGTTTTTTCGGGCAAGTCTGTCCCTTTTCTGTCCCCCGAATCTGTCCCCCGTTTTTTAATTTACAACGCTATGAAGAATAATGATCTGAGTCCGGTCCGCTTAAGGACCAAGAATTTATCCAGCGGTAGAGCTTCTCTGTATCTGGATATTGTGAAGGATGGCGAACGCAGAAAGGAACACCTCGGATTGTACCTTTTGCCAGAACTCACCAAGGCAGACAAGAACGCTAACAAGGCGACTATGAAAATAGCTGAGGAAATAAGAGCCAAGCGGATGGTCGATTTGATAGAAGGTCGTCTGAGCTTCGCAGGAGATAAGGCCAAGCGTACCGACTTGCTCACATGGCTCGAAGAGCAGCAGACGTATTATTATAATAACAACAATACCAACTACTCGAAGACCATACATAATCTCATACGGCACATCCGTCTGTTCCGCGGCGACAAGCTCACCATGAAGGACGTGACGCCCGGTTTCCTGAGAAGTTTCCTGGACTACCTGAAAGGCAACGTCAACAAATACGGCGGCAAGCTCAGCGACGAGACTATATACACCTACTTTACCGTGCTTTCCATTCTAATGAATAAGGCAGTGCGCTACGAGATTATTGCCGCGAATCCTTTTCACAAATTGTCTCAAGCCGAGAAGCCTCAACGTAGGACAAAGAAGAAGGAATATCTTACGCTCGACGAGGTAAAACGAATGGCTGAGGCTGAGTGCGACGATATACGTGTAAAGCGAGCTTTTCTGTTCTGTTGCTTCACGGGTTTGCGCTATATCGACGTGTCGAGGCTCAAATGGAAACATATTTCCGAGATAGGAGAGGGCGAGTATCAGATAGAAGTAGTACAGCAGAAGACGAAAGAACCTGTGTATATACCTTTGTCGGCGAACGCTCTGAGATGGCTCCCCGATCGTGGTGATGATGGTCGCGAGAACTATGTGTTCAAGTTCCGAGATCGCTCGATCATCTATGACTATCTGGATAGATGGGCGAAGAAAGCCGGCATCGAGAAACATGTTACTTTCCACATGAGCCGCCACACGTGCGCTACACTTTTGCTGTATTACGGTGCAGACTTATATACGGTGTCTAAAATTCTTGGGCATACGTCCATCAAGACGACACAGATATACGCTAAGGTCGCAGACGATATGAAGCGTAAGGCTGTAAGCAATATTCCCGAGATAAAATAACAAAATAAAGGTACCATGGTGCAATAGCCATGGTACTATGATAAGACTTAAAATTGAGGTGTTGGATTATTCTTTGCGATGTATCAGCCACAACAACAGCGACATAACTACAAGCACCACCGCGCCGATAGTAAACTGCCCGACGCGCATCTGCGTGCGCTCCCACGTCGATAGCTTGCGCTCCACTGGTATGGGAAGACGTGTTGTGTCGGTCTGGAGCATTGCTTTATATATAGTGTCGGTCTTCACGCTTATGCGGTCACGCCATCGCCACACGCTCTTCTGGCTATACACTGTGTCGCCACGAGTGTAGTGTTCAACATACACCGAGTCGTGCAGCCGAAAGGTGTCGGCACTCGTCCTCGCCTTATAGAGTGTATCAGTCTTAACGACCACTCGCTCTACAACCACTGGCTGCGGTGTAGAGCATCCACACAATAGTGTCAGCATTACGCAGGCTAACAAACCTAATGCGCCGGCTAACAAACCTAATAGCGCACCGCACAATATTTCTAACAATTTGTTCAATGTATCCATAATCCTTTTCTCATTAAAAAGGAAAAGCGGTACTCCGCTTGTCGGAATACCGCTTTGTGTGGTAAGTAAGAAAACGTCTTACTTATAGTCCTATATATGCATGTATCTACTCAATTACCATGTCGCTTTGTATTAACTCAGAAACATTAATCGGTGGAATTATCACATTATTAAATTGTGTGCTTTCTGTCTTGCAGAACAATACACCTCTTGCTGTTCCAATTGTATGTACGGCAAAGAACTCCAATAGAGCTTTAGGGATTATAGTCTTCCCATCTTTTCGTAACTCTTTAAAATCCTCATTGTGGATTTCAAATTCACAATTTATGGCGAGTACCATTAGTCTTTGTTGCTCCTCAGAAAAATCAAACTTTGCATAGCAGGCTATCTTTTCACCTTCCTCTGCGTATTTGAAATTAACTTCGGTATTCATACTCAAAGCATCAGTCTGACTTTTGTCGGTCAGTATAGCGAATTGTTCTAAATGGATACCAAACATTCTAAATCTTGTCATACCTTATGCTACATCCTTAGGTGTCCCAGTAACGGTAGGACACATTGTTAGTTTACATTCCAACGAGAATTTTTTAGGATCGTTACATTCCTTCCATTCTGTAGGCAATGTTTTTGATACGGGAACCCTTCTCTTAAACTTACTCAAACAAATGTCATCCGCAATATAATTTTCAACCGGTATAAATTCAATTTGGGGAACCACACCAAAAGCAAGTGCCAATTCGAAGAATTTAGACATGCGATGATCGTAATCGCCATTCAGCAATTGCGTAACATAACCTTTTGAAACACCAAGATAATCAGCAAGCTGACTCCTGCTGCGCCCCGTATCTTTCATGAACTTTTCTGCTTGGTTGTAAAGTTCAATTTGGGTCTTAGCAGTCCAATAATCCGGACTTTTTAATACTTCTTCTCTATTCATAGGATACTGTATTTTAGAAGCCACCAAACAACTTGTCTATACGATTTATACTTTTATCCTGAGTGCCTTTATATGCACCTAATATGACAAATATAGAAGGGTATCTCTTTATTACATATATACGTATGTCATCTTTTTTGAATTCGTAGACATCATCTCGCTTCACTCCCTTGATCTGCCGAAATTTTGTTTTTGGCAAGAGGGTTGAAGGCGAAAATTCATTCATATATGCGTATATCTGCATTATTTTCTTCATATCTTTTGGGGTGTCTTTTAAGTTGTCAATGAATTCTTGAAACAGAAACCTTCCATTTACAGATACTTCGCGAAATTCGTATGTTTTATTGTTTATTGGCTCAAAGATCTTTTCTTCGTATTTATTCGCCATTGTTTTAGCTTTTACTAAACTATTGCAAAATTAAATATAATACGTTTATAAAACAACGATTTATCTTTTTTTAGCTAACATCTTAACATTTTTAACACCATACGGTATTCCAACAAGCCAAAGAACGCTTCTCTTACATTATTATATATTAACTACCACTTTCCATGCACGTTATTAGTCGGTCTCCGCCCTGCCGTAATCTCTTGGCGGTTTGCGCTTCATGCATCCGTTCACGGTACACTCATTCCACTGCAGCTCGTGCGTCTTCATTAGAAGCGTGTTCTTCTCGTCTTTGAGCTGGCGAATGGTCGCACGCTGCTTGCCAATGTCGTCGTAGAGTGAGTCTATTTTGTTGTTGAGTCTGGTGCGCTCCTCCATGTGCTCCTCATGCTCATGGTCGTAAAGGTTGTGCCACTCCTGGGCGTAAGCGAGGGCGTTAGCGTCCTCCTCCTTTTGTGCTGCAGCTGCCTCTTTGCGCTTCCGCGAGTTATAGTAGAGCAGCTGCCCCACGATGCCGCTGCTTACAAGCAACGTTATAATCTGCAATACTGTATCCATTTCGCCTCCTTTACTCTATTGTGATATAAATCTGTTCTCCTCTCTCATCCGCAGCCTTCAGGATAGGGTAGAGCCTGCGGAACGTTGCCGTTGAGTTCAGTACCTGTCCGACCGCCTTGTTTTCTCCGACAAGAATGCAGCCATCCGTGTCCTTCGCTGTGTTGCCGATGTGTATCAGCACACCTTGGTAGCCAGGTGTATTACACAGTCGCGGCAGTCTGCCCTTGCAGAACAGATACTGCGCCCGACCTCCGAACCTCGGCGATACCGTCTTCATGTCGACGAGGTATCTGCCCGTCGGGATGGCGGTTTCGCCCTTGATTTTAACTCCGCATATCTGCGCAACGCTCATCATCGAGGTCAGCCCTCTGTCCTTGTCTTCGAGCGTGTCGCAGACGTATGCGCCGTCGACGTACATCTTGCCGATGGTGTACGTCTCCTTTTTTGCTATTCGTCTTACTTTTACTTCCATGTTTATAGATTTAAATGAATAATGTTTTTACGATGTTGAGTATCGCGCAGCCTCCGTCGCGTCGATAGCGTAGCTCATGCTTTAATGTTTTACACCTTTCTCCATGTTCTGCTGTACACCCACGACGACCGTGCCTTGCCGTTACTGAACGTACTGTAGCTCAATCGTCTATCCGGGTATTTTCCACCCGTGCTCGGAGCTTCCGTCTTCTCTGTCTTGTCTCCGACAAAGAAATAAACGCCGTTTGCGAGATTTTTCAGACTACCGTTCTCTGCCAAAATCGTATCGCTCGTAAAGTATTTGCCGTCAGCCTGCTGCGCAAGAGCCTCGGTTGTCAGACCTCTGTCTTCATCAGGCATACACTTGCCGTTGTTGCGTGCCGCTGTATATTGATAGAAATTCCTAAAAGATGTAGGCACCGATGTCTCACCAAGCACGCCTTCTTGCTCTATCCCATCCAAAGCTCCGAATATAATTCTTCCTGCCCTTGCCGTAGCTACAGGTAGCTTGACGCTATAGCTTCCTACCTCATACGTCTTGAATTCCGTAAAACTTGTAGTGCCAAGCCATTCCGTAGCCGGCATGACGCCGATTCTCGCAACCACAGCTTCAGAGAACCGCGAAGCATCCCAGCCGCCAGGACCAAGGTCGTAAAGTATATTGCCTGCGTTGTCGAGATACTGCATCACCGCCATGCCGTTTTCGTTTACACCGAAGCGTATGTTAGTCTTGCCTATAGTGCCTGCTACCTCCAGCAGTCCGTTGTGAATCTTGATAGTCGCTCCGCCTTCAGCCTTTGTCTCCATTTGCGTAACCTTCACCAAGTCTGCGTTTATGGCGCCGTCCTTGAAGGCAGCAACTTCCTGTCCAGAATTATCGCGGAACACAGCGTTGTCAGACGTGAAGACAATCTTATCTTGCTCGATGTCGATGCCTGTGCGCAGCAGCTTGGCTGCAATACCACTGTCCTCGACATAGCCGTTTGCCGACTCTATCCAATCGGTAGGAGTTGCACCCACCTCTAACTTCGGCATTGTCACCCACGCCGTACCGCCTTGCAAACAACGGATGAGGACATAATTAGGTATGCCGGTGCCCTCCGAACGCCAGTGTACCCAATAACGCTTCCACTCGTCCGTAAGAGGTAAACGTCGACATCCATCGACGTTCTGTGTCGTCGTATCGCGCTCGCTATCCTCGGCGAATATGCTTAGATTAGAGCCACTCCATATGTATGCGTCGATGTTGCCACTACCTTTTGCCATAAAGGAGAGTATGTAGTCCTCATCTTTTTTGATGATGGTATTCACGCTCCATTGTGCCATCTCGACGTACCCGGACGCTCCGTACGCATATATAACGGAGCAGCCATTATTGTACGACTCATTAGTGACTATCGAGGCATCCAAGCGCATCAGGTTGCCGACTTTGGTAAACGTGCGCGTGTTGTCGAGGAGATTGCCCCCGATATAGTCGTAGTCGTCAGGCGATGCGCTCCAACACATAAAGTCCTCCGCCGTACCCTCTATGAGGATAGGGTGGGCGATGTACACCTGCTGACTCGCAGTAGATGCCTCCACTTTCACGCACGCCACGGAAATCCACTCATACGGAGCGTTCGCTGCCACAGTAAAGGTTTTCTGGTAGAGATACCATCCATTGCTTGGCGTTATCGTTGCTCCTCCTAAATTCGCACTACCCTTCGGACCGGTATATCCACTTGGTCGCGACGTGTCGGTTGCCGAACTGTGCCACACCACCTCTCCCGTAATTTCTACTTTGGCAGATTTCGTGCGTGCCCAGAAAGCCAGCGTGTACGTTTTGCCCTTGGTGACATGTATGTTGCGAGAGTTCGCAGCTTCACCCCATCGTGCACCGCCTGTCTTGGCATCGGGCGCGAATATCACATTAGCACCATCATGCGCCGACGTGCGATATATCTTAGACATTAAAAGATTGCATCCTTCACCTTGCTTGCGGAACAACGAGCCAACGAGCAGATTGCGTCGCTCGGCGAGAGCATAGCCCACCTTCAGAGATATCTGTGTAGCAGTCTGCGTTATAGAGGAACTAACCGCTGCTATTTGGTTGTTTACATTCGTCTTTGTCGGATAGTTGTTCTTCACCTCTGTGCGTATTTGATTCGCAGTCTGTGTTATCTGCGATTGCGTCTTTGTAATCTTGCCGTCAAGCTCCTCTTTGTTGTTGGAGACCGTTGTTCTGAGTCCATCCACGGACATTACAAGCTCCGCAAACGACTGCGTGCTTTTTATCTCGCCATTAGCATTGCGCGTAACGAACTTAAACTTGTCGGCTATTGCGAACATCTCCTGACGTGACAGGACAAAGACCTCCTTATTCTCTAACGAGTAGCTATTTACGCCGTAGTACATTTTGAATGATGGTGCATCCGCTCCGTATGCTGATAGGACAACGACCGACTGGCGTGCCGCGTCCGTCGTATTGCCCATCTGAACAAGCTCGTCACCTGCTGCGGGCTGGTCGGTTCCTTCTCCCGAACTATTGACGACGTCGATATAGTCTGATCCAACAGCGTGAACCCTGCGCCAGTAGTATCTGTTTCTTGCGCTCTCGCTTGTGCCGGTCTTGATATTGAATGTCTGACAGCGCACGAGGTCGTTTTCCACGAATTGATTCACAATCTCCCTGTCTCCGGTCTTCTGCAGAAAGTAGCATCGCGTCATTTCGTAGGGAGCTCCGCTCTCATAGTCTGGACTCGTCGAACCTTTTGGGATACTCTCGACATTGCTCACTTTCATCGACGCAGGCGACAGGACTATCTCGCCGCCAACGCTCTGCAGCTCGCGTATCACGAGCTTCACGAACTCCGCAGCCTTGCGAACAAGCAGACGGTCTACCTCCAGATATGAGTCCGTTGTTGTGCCGTAAGTGTCGCCGAGCATGAAGCCCTTGCCGCCGACACCGGGTTTGAATGCCGCCGACACCATTTTCTTGAGAGTGGCTACACCTTCAGCCGTGACACCATGAGTTCCGTCAGACAGGACGAGGCCGCCGAGGAGCGTCAGGAGCTTCTTAAAAGTGCTTGCGGCTTCAGAAGACAGTCCTTCTGCGAAGGTGATGCGTTTTTCGGCTGTATCCTCTTCATCAGAGCGCAGAAAGTGCTGGAGCACTTCTGCCTCTATATTAACGTTCTCTGCAATACCTGCCTTGTCAGCGTACTCTGCCTTGTCAGCGTACTCTGCCTTGTCAGCGTACTCTGCCTTGTCAGCGATAGCGGCACGTCCCGCCTTATCGGCGTAGCCAGCTCTTCCTGAGGATTGCGTATTGGCGTATACGACACCGCCTCCAGAACTTGTTGTAGCTCCGGTCGCTGTCTTTGGCTTGGTGTACATCTTTACTTTTATCATAGCTTACCTTTTTTAGATTTCGCGCAGCTTCAATACTGCCGTGCCTTCCGCGAGGTTCCGGCTTATGCCAGTTACCCAGAAGTCCTTGCCCATAGCCTCGTGTCGGTATCTGTTGAACAGTCCGACGTTGCCGTTCTCGTCTTCGAGGTTCTGCGTCATCGCTACACGAGGCACATGACAATCGTCGTAATGATTCGACACGTAGTGCTGCTCGGGCTTTGCCGTATTGCCGGTGTTGCGGTCGTATATGTCGAGAAGCTGGCTTCCTGTTTTTAAGTTGGATGGAGTCGAGATATTCAGTCCGGTTTTCACGCCGAGGGTATATCCTTCGTCGCCAGTCAGTCCGGACGTTATCTTAAATTCGAGATCGTCCTTCACGTTGCAGAAGTCTTCGTCGGTGTCGCTTGCGTATATGATGTCGTTGTCTTCGAGCGACTCGTAGTTGTCGTTGTCGCTGTACAGCTTCATCTCGAAGTTCTTGATGCAGATATTCTCCACGTAGCTCAGAACAATCTCTTTGTCAAGTGGCTTGTATGTGCCGTCATCTTCCCATGGCGGCATTGATACGACGATTCCCGACGTTCCGATTTCAGTACCTCCGATGCCGCTCGATATTAAAGACCATGCCGGACAAAGGATAGTGAATTTAACCTTGCCCTGCAGGCCGTCTGCCTTGCATATCGGAATAGCCATGCCTTCGGCGTCGAGATTCATGCCTACGCTTATGTTGTTCTGTACGCTGAACTCCGTGCCTACTATGTAGTCGTCGATCTTCGGGTCGATGCCGATGGTGAACGACTGCGAGTAGTATTCCTTGTCGCTTTTGCACTCTCCCCTGGTCTTGTACGGCTGCCAGACGTAGTCGTCCGGCGTACCGTTGCCCGTGCCGGGAGTATCGCCGACAAAGAATGTCTGTCCGAGCTTCTTTTCTACGAGGCATTTATCTCCTACCACAAGCATGCAGCACAAAACTTGAAACTTCGACACGTCGTCGGTTTTGCTCAGATTCATGTTTCTCTTCATCTGGCACTCCTTCAGCGTCTTTCCAGAGAACGGAATGAAGCCGTTGCCGACGGTCTTGTTGAGCAGGAGGCGCGAGTACGGAGTCTCTGCCATGTAGAACTGGTGAGAGTAATATTCCTTGCCGTCCGGGCCGGCTACAGTGTGCAGGTCGCTATCGCTGTATAACACGGACTCCTTATAGGGCGGGCACGAAAGATTGCGTGTCGGTGTCAATGCGATACGCCCGGATATTACGAGATAGTTCGTTGTGCTGTCGTCGGCTGGCGAGTAAACGCCCGGAGCGGCGTTGCTCTCGTATACGGCGCAGGGTATCATCTCCATGAGTCCTTTACTCACGATGCCCTGACTCGACTGCGCCTGTCTTACGCCGAGCACAAGCCACGTTTCCATATCCAACTTGCCGGATATGGAATTGTCCTTTGCGTCCATCTTTTTCTCTACGGATCCGACCTTCAGAAGGGCCGTTCCTCTGCCCTTGCCGATGGTGTCTGGTAGTACGTTCTGCCATTCGTTGTTGCCGGAGTAGGGGAAATACGATGTGCCGCCGGTAGTGCCGAGCACCGACTGCGGATAGAACTTCCACTTTCTGTTAGTCATTACCCTTATATACCAGTCTGTGACGTAAGCCTTGCCCCATTCCGAAGGCTTTTCTTCCCATGCCTTACAGAAGGCTTCTCGTGCCGTCTTTCCTTCTGCTGGAGAAGTGACCATTCTCATGTACTTCTGTTTCCCGGAGAAAGGCGAAGTCAGATCGTCTTCTTCAAGCGGGCTGCTGATAAGGTTTTTCATGCTCGTTACATTGTCCTTCAGCACGAGTTTGTTGTAAGCCTCATCAATGTTTATCTGCGTTTCCGTGTCGGCCACGATGTCAGTACGCAGGGTTATCGCCTTGCGTTCGGACGCCTTAGTGTTCTCACTCAGCAGGTCTTTCCATTGTACGCTTGCATTCTTGCTGCTCAATGTTTCCCATGCGTATATGTAGAAGGCCTCACCGTCCTGTACAATATGGAGGTCGAGATAGCGCATTATTTCTTCGAGCACTGCGTCCTGCATCCATACGTCGTCTTCCTCGTCGCCGAGGAAGAGAAGTTCCGAGATTGAAATTTGCGAGAATACTGATGTCGGGCCGGCCTCGTCGCTGCTGAGAGCCTTGCTGTTGTCGTAGTAGAGGCGTATGGGATGCTGTGCAGCGTTGCTGATGATAAGAGACTCCGTTGCGATTGTAAGGATAGCAGAACAAATCTGCAGGAATGTTTTCTGCTCAGTGTTGTCCTTGACGGTTGTATATTCAACGCCCGGAGTGCCAACGTTGAGGTAGCGTGAGTATTGCAGGCTTGAGAGCACGTCGATGCAGTTCAGTTCTACCTCGTCGTACTCTTCATTGTAACCTTGCGAAAAAACAAGCGGCTCAATGAAGCCGGCAAAGACGATCTGCCCGTCACGCAGTACGTTCACTACAGTATTACGGCATGACTTGTTGTAAAAATCACTGATGAAGCTCCGGCAAAGGAGACGTACCGTGCAACTGTGACGCAGGAGATGGTCGAAAGTGTCGTTCATCTCGTCAGTTATCTCCACCGCGTCTTCCTGGAAGTATATGCCTCCGGCTTCCGTACCGATGATCTTCTCTTCGGTACGGTCGCCGTGCGACAATATCTCCACGGTGATAATGTTGCCCTTCTGATTAACGAATTGTCCGTGTATGTACATAGTCGTGATTATGAAAGATTTGAGCGTCGGCCCGACTTGGCGGCTATCCTGCGCACATTACTTATTGTCTGCTCCAGCTCCGTGCCTCTCGTCTTGCCCTTGATGCCTATTTCGAGGCGTATGCCATCAATGCTCTGCCTGCTTGTCTGTGCTGTTTGCATGTCCGGCAGAGTTCTCTGTGTGAATATCGGCGGTGTATACCTCGGCGTGTTGATCATCTGGAAGAGACGAGCCTGCTGCCATTTGGTAAGGATCATCTCTCCACTGTTGACGCGGGCGAACTTGCGGTCTCCGAAGGTGGAGCCTCCACCGACTACGCCACCCGAGGCGAAGCCCGAGATGGCGGCGAGTGCAGCCAGAACGGCGGACACGCCTGCAGCTATAGCGATAAGGTTCGCAGGGAACGGGAGCTTTGCGCCGCTCGCCGTTGCGCTTGATATTGCTTCGCCTTCTTTGGCTATGGTGTTTGATATTGTCACTCCGGTATTCGCAACCGTCACTCCGGTATTCGCAGCCGTAGAAGCTGTGTCTGCGGTTGTTGCAGCAGCATGGGCGCCCGTTGCAGCTGAAAGCAGATTGACGAGCTCTACGATGCCTTGTATGCCTTGGGCTACAGACAGGAAACCGTTGACGAGTGCAGAGGCTTTCTGCCAGGCGTTGCCGTTGCCGCTGAGAGCCTCCGTGATGCCCTGAATGCCGTTGCCTACACCCTGGATGCTTCCCCAGCCCTTCTGTATCTGGTCAAAGGTTTTACCGAAGCTGCTTGTCTCCAGCTCTACCTTTACAGGTTTCAGTCCGAGCTGCGTCAGCTCTGCGTCCAGATCTTCGAGTTGTTCCATAGCCTCATCTTTGCCGATGATGCCTATCTCGAAGTCAGACTGGATGCGACTTGCTTTCTGCTGCGCATTGCTGTAGCTCTGACGCTTGTCGGCGACGGAGCCTTGTTCGATGTATTCTGGTTCTACTTCGGTGGCGATAGAAACCTCACCCTTTGTCGCCTCGTCTATCTCGGCCTGTATTTCTGCGATTTTTGCTGAGGCTTTGACTTTCGCCTCGATGGTTGTAGCCTCATCGAGACTGCGCTGTGCGTTCTGCAGTTGCTCTTGCAACTCTTCGATAGGTGTCTTGAAGTGCACCTCGATAGGCTTCAACCCGAGCGCAGAGAGCTGGTCGTTGATGTCGGCTATAGCTTTCTGCGCTGAGGCTTTGTCTATCAGTCCAGAGTCGTAGTCCTGGCGAATGTTGCCGATGCGCTGCTGTGCGTTGCTGTAGCTCTTGCGTTTATCGGCGGCGGATCCTGCCACGATATAGGTCGGCTCGGTAGCGGCTTCGATGGTGACTTTTCCCTTTGTCGCCTCGTCTATCTGCGCCTGTATCTTCTTCACCTTTGCGTCGGCTTCGACTCGTGCCTCGATGGTCAGGGCGTTGTCCTTGGTCTTCTGAGCAGCAGACAGCTGCGCCTGCAGCTTTTCGATGTACGTTTTCGGTTCAACGACGGAGGGCGTATTGGTGGTGTTGTTGGCAGTATTGACAGCCGGGACATTGACAGTCTTTGCTGGATCTTCTTTCTTTAATGTCCGCAAAGCATCTTTCGCCTCGTCGATTTCAGTGTTTACATCGTTGAGATCTCTTTTCAGTTTTTCAATATTGCCGTCGCCTCCATGTTTCAAGTCCGTGCCTACGGCCGCTATTCCTACGCGCTTCTTCTCTTCTTGGGTCGCATATGGGCCGCTATCCCTGAAAGTTGGATCTTTCCGAAATTCAGCCGTAGCATCATTTATGGCTTTATCGACGGCTTCGGAGCGTTTTTTTAGATCGAGCTGCCGTTTATACAGTTCTACAAGTTTCGCGGCGTAAGCAGCAGCCTTCGCTCTGCGCTCAAATGACGCAACGATATTCTGAGTATTTCCACTAAAGATATTTTCTGCGTCAGATAGACCGCTAATCTTCAGCCCGAGCTCTCTGAATGCGTCCTTGTTGTCTTTTATCCATTGTACTTTCTGCTGCTCGGTAGACAAAGTTTTCCATCCTTCCTTGAGTTTGTCGTATTTCGACATAAGCTCCGAATAGGTAGACTTCAGAGTGCTGTCATAGGCATTTTTCACCTCGTCGGCTGCGCTGTTCATTTCCTTCATCGCTTCCGCCTGCTCGCTTGCTTTGCCTTTAGCCTCCGAGGACTTCGAGCAGAATGCGCTTATCGCTTCCGTCAGAGCTACTACGGCTATGCCGACGCCCGTAGAAATAAGAAGGCCTTGCATTGCGAGCTTCAGGGTCATCGCGCTTACCGCTGCACCTCGGAAGTTTGCTGACATTACACGCACGATGGCGTTCATTCGTACAGAAGTGGCACTCCACATCACAGATGCGGCATTGCTCGCGATTGTGCGAACCTTTAAGACCAGATGTGCTTGCGCCAGCTTCTTTACGGCGGTTGATAGTGTCGTTATTGCGATAATACCGCTGCCTACCTGCGCTGTCATATTAAGGACTGGCATTAGACTGTTCATTGCGGATGTTATTCCATCGGTAAATTCGGCGAGCTTGTTTTTCATCATCTGAAAACTCGCTGCACCGCTATTGCTCATAGTCGAGAAGGCCTCATCAATAGTGCCTGCGCTATCCTTCATCGAGGAGATATTTTCATTGAATTTGTCAGCAAGCTGTCCTGTCAGAGGGCCGATAGCACGAAGACTCTCTGCTGAACCGAATAGCTTTCCGTATATCTCCTGCTCCAACATTCCGCTCTTTTGCGCGTACTGCTTTACGTTCTTGTCGAGATCGGCCAGGAAGTTCTGCAGGCCGCCAGCTGCTTTGATGGATGCAGCGTTGAACGATATACCCATCTGCTCTGCCATCTTGCCTGCTTCGCTCGAAGGCTTTACAAGTGCGGTGAATACAGCTGCGAGCTGCGTTGACACCTCGGCGGTATTGCCACTCACTCCGGTAAGCGTAGAGAATGTCGCCATGAGCTCGTCTATGCTAACACCCAGCGTTGCAGCATTACCTGTCACTCTCGGAAGAGCCTGCGCCAGCTGCTCAAAAGAGGTTACGCCATTTTTGGCGGTAAGCTGTATCTTATCCTGTATATCTCCCGCTGCATCCCATGAAAGACCGTAGTTCTTTATGACAGTAGAGGTCACTTTAACTGTCTCGCCAAGGTCTGCGATACCTCCTACAGAGGCTCTGGCCGATTTCTGAAGAAATGTTATCCAGTTGTCTTCAGGCACACTGTTGCTTATTACTTGATATAGTCCATTTGCAAGTTCTTCGCGTGCCACCGGCACTGCCTTGGCAAGTCCGGCTACTTGATCCTTGAGTTTTGCAAAATCTTCACCATTCTTACCCGCCATTGTATTCGCAGCGTTCATGGCGGCACCAAAACTTCGACTTTCTTCTGTGAGGTCGTTAAAGGTAGAAGATACGTTCCTTAAAACTTCAAAACCCTGGTTGAAGGATATAAGAGCGTCTCTCATATCAGAAGCGGCTGATCTTATGCGGGAGATACTTTTCTGCATCTCGTTCAAATCCGACGTTGCAGTAACGACCTGTTCCTTCCCGTCTACGGTGAGTTTTATGTTAAATTTTATCTCCTTTGCCATAAATGCTTATAAATAAAGGGTGTATGTTAATATAAATTTAGTATCTTTGCCATTGTAACATAAAATCATTATGAATATGAAAAACAACGAAGAAAGCTCAGATAGAGAAAAGCGATGGCAGCGTTGGTCTGCAGTGACGTTCTTTTCCTTGATTGCCTGGGTAATATCGGCGATTATCCTTGTTGCCACTGATTACGATTCGTCGGCGGCTCTCGGCGCGTTCTTGGTTACTTGCATAGTCTTCTGGGTTGGTTTTACCGCTCTCTTGCTCCTTTCCGCAAAAGAGCCTTGGATCTAACTTTTCTTTGCCTTGTTCGCAAGTGCTTCAAATCTTCGCTTCGCCTCTTCTTTCGATACAGCCGGTGCTTTCCGCATCGGCTTTTTCTTTTCCCACGGGAGCGGTAGCACTTTCTGCGGTGTCAGGTTGCCCTTTGCGTGCGGCTGCAGGGCTATTGTCGCCATCATGCGCATACACTCCCATCTGTCCCGAAGCTGTGCCTCCTGCTGCTCGTTCCACGCCCTGTAGATATGGTCGAACTCCTCGGGCGTGAAGCCGCAAAAATCAGAATAGGGGATGCCGATGTTGCCAACGGCTATCCCCAGCAGCTCAAGTATTTCTAACTTTTTTTTTCAGCCGAAGCCTCAACGCCTGCAGCGTCGCCGTTGATAGCCTCCGTCCATGCGGCGACATCGTCAAGCGTCACGCTGTCGGCAAAGTCCATGAGCGAAAGACCGAACTCCATGCCGTCATGCTTACACGCCGATGCAATACAGCAGAACAGGTATGTACACATGTCCGTCACGTCGTTCGAGATGTCGGACACCTCCTTTCCCGTTTCCATTTTGAAGCGGAGCATAGCCCCCATAGTCTGTCTACAGGGGTATGCCTTGCCGTTGATTGTGATTTCTACTTTTTTCATGTCTTCGCACTTTATTTTGCAGCTACAGCCGAGCCTGCCTTGCCCGGGTAAACCTCAGGCTCGCCGTCGTTCTCCAACGAAAGGCTGTAGGTCGCGTCGTCAGTGGCTGGTGATGACTCCTCGATCGAGGCGATAACAAATTTACCCTTGACGTAAGGCTTTGCGTCTTCGCCACGCTTGAAGGCCTCGACATCCACGCTCTGGCCCTTACCCCATGCAGGTGAAAGCTGTTCGTAGCCGTTCTCGGTCTCGTTGTAGAAACGGAAGCCCTCCGCACTGATGGAGATTGAGAGTCCTGTGACGCCCTTGCCCTTCCACAGGCCGCTGCCCTTGGCGGCGGTCGCTACAGGCTTCACTGCGCGGTCTTTTGTCTCCGAGTTGAACGTGAGTGTGTGTGTAGAGCAGTGGCCCACGGCCTTGCCGTCTACTTTCAGCAGAATGTCACTGCCGTTGATATAATTACCTGTTTCTGGCATAACTATAAGTTTTTAATGGTTAAATCTTCACTTGGAATACAAGCTGCTGCACGTAGGCATCATCTTCATAGCCTTCTTCGCTGTCGATGAGAATGCAACTGCGCATACGGATGCCGTCGAGTTCGCCTTGTCTGTAATCGAGCGCTGCACGTGCAGCCTCTGCAAGTTCTACGCCTTCGGCATACTGCGCCGTGTAGCACACCACCTCCATCGTGACGGTGTCTGCACCCGGCATGCCCGATTTCGTTGGGTTGTGTGCCAGCGCTGCACGTCTGTACAGAATGTAAGGAAGCTGCGCCGTATCCGTCGCTACGGGGAACACCTTGTTTGTCTTCGCCTTCACTTCCTCGTCAGAGAGGAGCATATTGCGTATGATGGCGCCAGCGCTGAGAGATGTCTTCTTTGTCATTGCTTGTCTTTTTAGATGAGTCCTTGTTTTTTCGCCGCCCTTTCGAGGTTGTCCTGGAGGTTGTTGAAGAGGTTCGTCTCCACGCTGTCGGCGGTCTGCTGCTCTGTCTTGGCGAGGAAAGCGTAACGCTTCATCTTGCCGCGATTCGCGCCGCCTCGTACGTATTGCCGTATCTTCTTGCCCGTAAAACGGCTCTTGCCGAAGAACGAAGAAATTCTTCTTCCTGCCTTGCGATACCTGGTTCCGTCCTCTGCCCACATCAGCACCGGCTTTTCCTTGCTCTGCCGGTTCAGGTGTATGCCCTTGCGTTTGCCGTGCGGCTTCACGCTCACCATGAAACCCAGGCCGTAGCGGTCGGGATAGGTACGCACGTAGATGCCGCTTGACAGGCTGCGCTTGGTGCCCTTGCCTATGTCGCTGCTGCCGAGGTTGGCTACGGCGGCTTTCTTCAGCCGGTTGCCTTCGCGGCGCATGGCACCCTTCATGGCCTTTCGCTGTGTCTTCACGTCGAGCGCCTTGTAGACGTCGAGGAACGGCCTTTTGATGTCGCTGACGGTTTGATTCATAGGACTTGCTATTCGTTCACTCGTTCGCAGATCAATGTCTTCATGCCTCGGTCGAGGTTCGGTATGATCGCCACCACGGTATACAGATAACCGCCGAGCTGCTGCACTCGCCAGTTCTCTTCTACCTGGTGCGCATCACGGATGTTGTACTCAGCCCGATAGTCGGGGAAGTGTTCTCCGACCTCCTCGCTGCGGTTGCCGCTCTGCTTCACCCGCTGCGCCCTCACCGTCCTCTGCAGCTCGTAGGCGTTGGTCTCTTCGCCGTAGGCGTTGGCGGTCGCAACGGGCTTGAGCAGCTTTATTCTGTACTTCATGTCTCCTGCTCTCATGCCAGTTTTCGATAAGGCTTAATCAATGACTGCAACGAATCGGGCACGGCGTGCATCTGGACGCTGCTCACGCTCTCACGCTGGTTGTACCAATGTGCGCCGAGCATCATCGCCGCATGCACGATGGGCGTCGGTAGATTGCCGTTACCCATCTCCACAAGTTCCTCGGGAGTTCTGTTTGTCGCCGTTATGACGGCCGTCTCAGCCGTGTCGAGTATATGAGCAAGATACTCGTCATCGTCGGCGAAGTCGTCAGCTCTCACGTGTTTCTTGAATAGTGCCAAATCCGTTATAGCCATGATTGATGTTTTTATTAGATATACGAACGTTCAAAATTACACTTCCTTAGCAACCTTGCCGAGCGCGAAGGCTTCTGGACGTACGGTAATAGTAGCGTAGTCTGCGTTGAGAACGAAGTCCACTGCGTCCTTGCGTGCCTTGCTGTACGGGTCAACGATAAAGCGGATATCGCCGAAGAGGCCCATCGGCTGGTATCTCCAGTCGCCGAGACCGATGAACTCCGTGCCGTCGGTGTCGCGGATCTCGTTTGAGGTGTATACCGGGAGACCGCAGAGCACGCCGTTCTGGATCATCGGCACGTAGATACCCTTCTCGTTGACAGGCGTACCTTCGAGGATGGCTGCCATGCTCTTTGTCATTACCCAGCAAGCGTTAGAGCCTTCGATGCCGGTCTCGAACATCTTCGCCTTCATGCCGTTGAGTTCCTTGAAGGTAGGCACAGCAGACAGCGTAGTAGCCTTGGCCTTCAGGGCTACGAACGGACCTGTGAGCTTTGTCGAGACGTTCAACTTGTTGGTGCTGCAGATTACCTTGTTGAGGAGGCGACGGAGGGCGAGTGGCATGATTTCACGCACGATCATCTCCAGGATGCCCTGCGACTGGTTGAGCGACTGGTTAGTCACTGGGATGGCGATACCGACACGCTCAGGTGTTGCTCTCAACTTGCTCAGGTTAATCTTCTTGTCGGTGAGTTCTACACCCTCACCGGCAAGCTCAGCGTCTACGTTCTCGTAGAGCGGCCATACATAATCGCCTGCGAGTCCCGTAGGCATAGGCAGGCCTACCTTGTCGAGGATAAAGCCTTCCTGCAGCGGACGCATGATCTCCTGTATGTTGAGAGGTACGATGCCTCCGCTATTCACGTCGGATACCATCATCATGTCTCGCACAAGCAGAATCTCCGTGCGCTGGCCCTGTGCGCTGTTCTCGCGGATCATGCGTGTAGCCTCCTCGATGGCGTTCGGGTTCTCGCGGAGGTGCTCGGCTGCTGCTGCCTGCATCTTCATCTGCAGAATCTGGTTCTCACGGGTAAGCGCCTCGAACTCGGCGTTCTCCGCCTCGTTGCGCTCACGCTGCTCCTTCTCGCAAGCGTCCGCAATCTCTGTGATGCGGTCGCAGTTCGCCTGATACTTGTTTACAAGCTCGCGAACGATAATGTTGTTCTTTGGTTTCGTCATATAACTACTTGATTTATGATTAGAAAATTCGTTTTTGTGCTGCCTGGCGCATTTCGCGCAGCTGCTTGTCTGCCTCCTCGTTCTTCCCTTTCGCCGGAGCTTGGCGCAGATCGTCGCGCAGCTTGTCGGTAAGCTCTCGCGCCTCTACGCTTGTGTCAGGGTAGTACGGGTTGGCGGCAAGCGTGAAGTCGTAGATGCCGAGAATACTCTTTACGGTGTATGTGATGTTTACCGTGCCGTTCGGCGCCGTCTCGCTGGTACGCTCCACGAAGTCGCGGTTGTAGTAGCGGGTCGAGAAGGCGAAGCTGCAGCCCTTGATGTCGCCGCGGCGCACAAGTTCGAGCGCCTTGTCGCCGTCTACGGTGTTCGGGGCGTCAAACTCGAAGGCCACGCCCTTGTCGTCGATGGAGTAGGTGAGCGTTCCTTCTCCCTTGTCGCTTCTCGCAAGAAGCAGGTGGTTGTCATGGAACATCGTCATCTTGATGTCCTGGCTGTCAAGAAACTCTTTACTGACAGCGCCCGGGGCTATCATCTCCCGGGCTTCGCTGTCATCGTCGCTCCACAGAGGCTCTGACGGAGTATTGAAAAGTATTGCGTACCCCGTGATGGTGCGGCTCGGGGCTTCGCCCTCTGCCGCCTCCCTCACATGCAACATATTCGGGGTACTTAAACAACGCTTAATGATCTTGTTGGTATCTTCTGTCTTTTTCATATCGTATGGGGTTTGTTACTGGATATTATTGCCGAAGGAGCCCTCGTTGATGTCCTTCAGGTTCGCCGATACGAGCACCTTGTCTCCGCCTGCCACCGGCGGCTTGTTCTCTTCCTTACGCCAGTCGTTCACTGTGTAGATGCCTGCTGCGATGGTGTTCGCCTGATACTTCACCCTGCTGTCGAGGTCGCAGGCGTACAGACCTCTTCGGTCGAACTGGAACTTACGTTTGCAGCACAGCGACGGAGCGACGAGCTTTCGCAGCATCTCGTTTTCTATGTTGCGCAGCAGCGGGTTGAGCGTGTTGGAGAGGAACGCCACGTTCGCCATCTCGGCACTCTTGTAGTTGTTGCTGGTGTCGTCGAACACGAAAGACGGGTGCACTCCGAAGAATCGACAAATGTCTCGTATCGTAAACTTGCGGCTCTCTAAAAACTGCATATCCGTTGACGAGAGTGAAATCTGCTTGAAGTCCACCTGTCCCGGGAGACTCACGATGCGCTCGCCGTTCTGGAATTTGTTGTCGATGCTTTCGGCTGTGCTCTCCAACTGTACATCCTGGTACTCTCCGAAGCCCGTCACCGACTTGTCGTTTGTCACGAGTCCTCTCACGTTGCCGCCGTTGGCGAAGCGTTTCAGTGTCTCGCGGTCGCCCGTAAGCGCTATGTCGAGAGTCAGACGTGCGTATTGCAGCACGCTGATGCCAGTCTTTCCGTCTGCGCTGTGTCCTTTGATGTGTATGATGTCCTGCTCTCTGTAGCAGCCGTACACGCCGTTAATCATGTCGGTGACGTTGTATGTGTCGCGCAGGACATCGTGCGACACCGTGCCGCGTCCGCAGAGTACGAGTCGGTCTATCTCCAGCGTCGCCGTGTTGTATACTGGCACGATGTAGGCGTTGCCATCAAGCAGCACGTGCTCTACGGTCTCCTTCCAGAAGTCGAACGCTGATTTTGTGAAGTCGGGCTGCACGTCAAGCAGGTAGTGGAGGCGGCTTGTCTTGTCCTCTACGAAGATGCCGTCCTTCAGTCTCATGTATAGAAGCGGAAGGTTGGCTACGCTCTCGCTGAGCAGCTTCACGCATCGGTACACCGTTGCAACGGACATGGCTGTAGCTCCCGATCCGTAGCCGAAGAAACCTGTGTAGTCTCCGGCGATGGTCGTTTTGCTTTCGGAGTTCTCCTTCTTGCCCGATTCTCCTCTAAAAAAATTCGTTATGTTTTGCCAGAATCCCATGTATGTGTGCCTTTTTATCCTCAAAGATACAGCTACTATAGTAGCTTTTAAAATGACAAATGGCGCATTTGGGTGCATTTTGGTACATTGTGGCGCAATTATTAGTTTGTTAAGTTTTGTTTACAATCGTAAACATATAGAAAGTAGCATAGAATTTCAGTTCTTTCCAATATTTAAAGAACTGGAAAGCTTTATAGCGAGTGCCTATGATACAAAAAGCCCTCGATGCGTCACGCACCGAGGACTCCAATAAGCTCTTTAATATAATGAATGCTGCGAATTAGAAACTTGCAGCGGTCATGGTGCCGCATGGTCGGGCGGCGGTGTTGAATTTATTAAACAGTGACCATTTCAATATCCTTGGCAAGTCATAGTATAATAGTCAAAATAAAATTAGCGACACGTTAGGTATTATGTTCTTTTGTTATTTATGAACACAGATGCTATGCTTGCGATGCCTGCTAGACCGAAGATACCTGCAAACCACGCTCGGTCAAGATATAGAGCATACGCTGCCAAGCCCATTGTCGCAACAATAGCAAAAAAGGCAAAAAACATGCCCCACCAATTCATATTGCCAACCTTGTGTTCGTTGTAGCTGAGTATCTTCAGTTTCTTTTCATCTTGTTTATGACGGTGAAGCTGCTCACGCTCTGACGACTTTATAAGGAAGTCAACAATTTTGGGGTCGATATTTTTATACTCTGCCAACTCTTGAGGAGCAGGCAGTATATTGTCATCGACAGAAACAGTTTGCTCAATATGGTTGCCCACTGCGTCACCGTTAGAGATGTTTGTACCCTTAATTGAATAGGATTGTTTAGCCATTGTTCAAAACTAAATTATTAAACGCCGTGCGTACGTCACGAGCAACATTGTCACGATCTTTTCTGAGGTTCTCCATATCTGTGTGACGATTTGATGGTTTGCAGAACATCTCACGCTTTAGTGCCTCAATCTCAAATGAGTTCTCTTCGTATTTGCCAGAAGAGGCATGGCGCAAAACGGTAAAACCATTTTTTATAAAATGGGCGATATTGTTGATAATGCACATAGTTTTGCCTCCTTGTTTGTTGTTTTATTGTTTCTTTCTTATTTTTTTGCAAAGTAAGCGATTTTTTTTGAGATAATCATTAATAGTTGTATGAAAAAACTATACTAAAGATGAAATAATTTTGCAAAAGCCCCGATGCGTCACGCACCGAGGCTTAAAGCGCGATAAAACTATTGCTATAATGCCAAGCTCATAGCGTTTAGTTTTGTTGACATATCGTTGAGGGCAAAGCGTAAGGTCTTTAGCTCTTCGTCTGTAAACTGAGACGGTTTGCCATTGACGATGTTGCCGTTGAGTTTGTGAGCGAGCCATGAGCGCGACTTCTTGAAGTAGGTCTTGGCTATGTATGCCATTGAGACCATATCGGTAATCTCGCCAAGGCGTTCAGCCATGCGCTGCTCATGCACGTCATTAGCTGTGGTCTTAATGAGAGACTCCAGAGCTTCAGTGAAGGCCTGCTCGTTCTCACTTCTTAGAGCGTTCATTTCAGCGTCCACGGCTGCACGCTCCTCGTCGGTCGTTGCCAAACGTTTGCGCTCGGCAAGAGCCTTAATCTTAGTCTTGTAATCTGTCATAATGTATATTGTTTGAAATAATCCTCAAAAACTCCCCCTCCCATTTAAGGGAGAGGAGTCTTTTCAGTCATTTTTGATGTCGTCTTCAAGCTGCTCGATTTCTTTCTGTGCTATCTTTTTAAAAGTACTGGGGAACTTTTTCCAATACTCAAGATAGAAAAGCAAATCGTCTTCTTTGTCCTTTAGTTCCTTCGATTTTTTTAACTTCTTCATAGGCGATAAGTTTTTTATCACAATGCAAAGGTAATAAACTTTTGTTGATTACGCAAGAAAAACGCCAATTATTTTCAACAAAAGTTTAATAAAAACCGCCGACGCATCACGCGCCAGTGGCTCCGAAACTAATCAACAAAAATGTAAACAACTGCTTATATACGTTATGATTCTCTTACAATAGTGGCTTTGTCTTGTCTATCACTACAAGTGCCGTATTAACCATTGTGCCAGCCTCCTTGAACGACTTGTCCGGGAGTTTGCGCATATAGCCTCCGTAGTGTGCGACGGCGTCGCGCAGTATTTTGTACGGACCGTCAGTACGCCACATCACAGCCTGAGAAGCGATAGCTACGACTCTGCGGTTTGCCATCGAGATCGCCTTGAGGATGTGCAAAGCGTCTTGTCGCTTACAAAACGGCGGGTTCATCACTATAACATCGTACGATGCCGACGACGTGAATTTTAGAAAGTCCTTGCCGACGACGCGGAAGCCTCGCTCCTCAAGTACAGCTCGGTTCTTAGAATCGAGTTCGATGCAGTCGGGCGATGGCATAAACTTCGCAATATTGCCTTGTCCTGCAGAAGGCTCAAGCGTGCTCTCTCCTTGACGTATATCCGCTATCTCCACAATCTCGCGAGCGAGAGACTCGGGAGTAGGAAAGAACTGAAGTGCTTGTCGCTCCGGAATGTATTCTCCAGAGTCGGCGATGGATGTAATGAGGTCGCCTACATCCTCCTTGAATACAAAAGCCTTCTTCGCACTCGACCACTTGCCGCCGATACTCTTCAGTACCTTGGCTACACGTTCGTATAGCTTGCGTTCTAACTGCCCGGGCAGGCGTAAAAGACTGCCGTCAAACTCGGAGGTTTTCAATACCTCTACAACTGAATTGTCTATCTTCATACGTTATGATATTATTGGATTTTAAGAAGTCGTGAGTATGCACTACGAGCCTCATCGATCATTTTCAAAGTGTCGCTGTCTGGCGGCAAGTTGCCAAGCATGTCTGCTATCTTGCCGAGTTTTTCCGATAGTTTTCTCATGTGTACCCGCTGTTCCTTTCTTTCCTGTTCGATTACGGAGATTATACCTTCACACGATAGGAAGTCCTCCTTCTTGCCCTTGTAGGCGAGAATCATCGTAGCGATAGATGTTAGGCGAGACACCAGCCATTCCTGGATGAATAGTGCAGGGAGAGTGAAGCGTATCTTCTTCAGCACGGCAATATCTACTTTGTTTTGAAAACCGAGCACTACTTCATCAGCAGTGTCGGGTATCGCATCGAGTAGTAGGCGTGACACTACTGCCATAAGATATTGCCTTGACACGCCCTCTTTGGGACGTAAGGCGCAGACGTGTTTCGACAGAATTGTCGTGCCTTCTGTGTTTACGGCCATTTTCCCTATCGTACCAACTACCGATACAAGTATATCTCCTTTTTCTGTGAGCGTTGGCAGGTTGAGCTTCTCGTAGCACCATCGAGAAGGCACGAAGCGTCCTTGTATCAGGTCTGAAGCTCCGACCACAACAGGCAGTCCGTGTTTTTTCTCATTGGTTTTCTTCTTGTCTACATTCTTACCTTGTAGCACCTTGCAGATGTCCGCGAGTGCTACGACGTTATCTATATTTTCATCCATAATTTTCATGTATTAAAACAACTGCTTATATACGTAGCTCTCCTAAAAATGTTATCTGCTCAGTGTTCTGAACACCTTGTTGACGACGTTGCGCTTTTGCGTTTCATCGGGGTGCACATACATATTGAGCGTTGTCGCTATGTCGGCGTGTCCTAACAGCACACTTACGGTCTTGTAGTCGCACTTGCTCTCGATGCAGCGGGTCGCGAACGTGTGACGCAGGTCATGGTATCTGATATGCGGCATACCGATTTTCTCCATGAGCCTGTAGAAAAAGTTGCGGTAAGTCCGTGGTTCCGTAGGCTTCTCGGCGTTGGTTAGAACATAGAAATTCTCGTTGACGACCTTCTTTAAGGGCTTCACCATAGACATCAGCTCTTTGCATATAGGGACGTCACGGCGGGCGTTTGTGGTTTTAGGTTCGCTTAAAACAATCTTGGTGAAGTTCTTCTCGCCATTCAGTACATATATACGCTCCACTGTGCGCCGTACACTTAAAACGCCGCGGTCGCAGTCAATATCCTCCCATTTCAGACCGCAAACTTCGCCGATACGCAATCCTGCCGTCAGACTGATGTATATGCCGAGGCTGTAGAACGTAAAGTGCTCTTTTATGTAATCAAGAATCTTCTTGTGTTCTAACACCGTCAATATGCTAATTTCGATCTTTTTTTTAGTGGAGGTAGGAAATACAGCCTTCCAATCGTGATATAGCATCCATCCTTTACTGGAGGCGAATTTCATAATCATTTTCAACACCACCAGACGATCTTTTATTGTATGCTTTGCCAATCCTGCCGTTACGCTATCTAATATATATTCTTGAACTATATCCTCGGTCAGATCATCGCATTCGCCAAACGCTGGCAGTATGCTGTTTTTTATTGACAGCGTATATGAAGCCATCGTGGACTCCTTCACATAAGGTCGTTTGTATTCCATCCATATAGGTATTATATCTTTTACGAGCATCTTTCTTGAATCTTTAGTGTTCCACAATATGTTCTCCAGGTTTCGCCAGTACGACGTCGCTGAATGCGAGCGTATCGTCATGCTGGTTCAGAAGTATGTACCGAGCCTTGACGCTGCGTTCAAGCACGTCACCATGGTAAACGTAGCCCATAATGCCGCGGATGCTCAGGTTGAGCAACAGCAGCGGAACGGAGCGGTCGGAAAGCTCCCACACCGTTATCATGTGCCGTGAGGGGAAGTGTTCCCACGGCGCAACACGCCGACACTGCTCCCACCATGCGCTTATTATCAGTCCGCCGGTACCCGCCGTCGGCTCGTGTATGGTTCCTATTGTTGGCACGGCTATCTTCGCCACAAGCTCCGACACTTCCCACGGCGTGAAGTCCTGTTTCTGTTTTTTGCGCTGTGCAAACTCCTCTTCATACAGCTGGCGAAACCAGTCGTAGCTCATGTCGTGGCGGTTGACATCGAGCAGCTCTGCGTAGATTGCATCCCTGCGGGCCTTGTCGCCCATAATAACATCCATAGCGACTTGAGGCAAGTCCATGATGTCTTCAATGCCGAATATTCGGCAACATTCTTCTTTTGTCATAATTACGTTGTTTATTGTTGCATGTTTTCGTTGTTTTATCTTTCGTAAGTGTACATCAGTCCGAGCGTCATCAGCATGGTTATGGTACCGTCTATCTTGCGGTACTGCGACAGCTTCAGCGGCTTCTTGTTCTCCAGGTTGTCGGTGTCGAGAACGCAGTTGGAGAGGCAGAAGGTGTTTATGGGGTTGTCGTTGAACACGATCTTCGGCGGATCATTCCACGCCAGCATCTCGAACGACTCCACCGGGAGGTTGAAGCTGCCGTATGTCTGGCTGTATGGAGTGAGCACGTTGCGGGCTCCTACCGACGAGAGGATGCTCGTCAAGTCCTGCGCCTTGTACTTGTCGTAGCCGATACGTATGATGTTAACCTTTTTGGATCGGCGCAGAATGTCTTCCGCTATCTGCGCCACGTCTATCTTCTGTCCCTTACAGAACTGGAGGTATCCTTGGGCGTGCCATGAGCGGTAGAGCTGCTCGTTGGGGTGTCCTTTCAGTGCTCCTTCCGGGAAGTAGTAGTCGGTATGGCAGTAGAACTTCTTCGACTCCGTTGAGTAGATCGTATAAGACACGGCACTGAAATCATCATGTATCGAGAGGTCGAACGCTACGGCGCAGTCGGGATGTCCTGCAACGTTGTCGATGTCAAACTTGCCGAGCAGGTCGTTCGCCTTCTCGTAGGTGAACCACGTCTTCTCGTCGCTCACGCAGAAGATGTTCAGCAGCTTTGTGCGGAAGGCAAGCATGTTCTCCGCTGACAGCTGTGCGTTCTCGTACTCCCGTTCGTAGTAGTCGGGCTGCACCGTTATGCCGAGATGAGGCTGCACCTTCGCCCATGTCGCAGGGTCGCTCTCGTCGTCGTCGACATCCGGCATGAAGATGGATGCAAACATAGTATCGTTCGTCTTCTCTCCTCGCAGCACCGCCATCACGCCATCGAGCTCTCCCTTGAACGGCCCATCCACCACCTCGCTCGCTGTAGTGATCACTATCACGAGCGGTTCTCGTCGCGGACCCATTGAGGTTGTAAGCACGTTCTTCAGGTCTGCACCGTTCTTGCCTGCCGTGTTGCGTGCCTGCGCATACTCGTCCATGATTACGAGTGAGGCGTACAGGCCGTCTTTCGTCTTGGCGTTGGCGGTGAGACACTGAATAAGGCTGTCACGCCCACGATCCAAGAACGTTATCTTCTCGCGGTTCACCCGGAAGTGACGTCCGCCTGCATCGAGGTCAAACATTATGGCTCGTATCTCGTCGAAGCATATCTTCGCCTGGTCGTAGCTGTTGGCTCCTACGTAAGCCTGTGCGTTGTTGTCGCCGAAGAGCATGTCGTAAACGGCGAGAGCTGCGCTGGAGGTTGTCTTTGAGAACTTGCGTGGCACGAAGAGATAGACGGAGCGTATCAGTCGCCGTCCGTCTGGCTTTACGAAGCCGAAGATGTTGGCGAATTGGAAAGCCTGCACCGGCGTCAGCTTGTAGCGTGTGCGCCCGTTGATGCCGCTGAAGCGCAGAGCCTGGTAGAATCGAAAGAAGTGCTTTACACGCTTCGGACTCCATTCGTAGCGGTCGAGCATACAGAAGAAGCGTTTCACTGCCAGCAGCTCGTAGAGGTTGTGTCGTTCCGGGTTGTCTATCACGCCGTACACGTAGTCGCCGATGCGCCGGTCTGTCTCGACGAGCGCACAGCGATAGCGGGTAGGGTAGGCATCCCTGTCTCTCTGCAGCCATGCCGCCGTGTCTGTTTTCAGGCTCCGTAGTTTTACTTTCTCCTCTTCCGTCATTCGTCGCCCTCCTTCATAGCCTTCATGAACTCGTCGAGCGTGTCGTCTTCAGTCCTGCGCTCCTTGCCGTCGTTGTTCATGCCCAGAGCACGGAGGGCACGCTGCGCCAGGCTCGCCACGTCGAGATACAGCTTCTCTTTCGGGTTTACCGTGTGTCGTTCGTTGCCCTCTCGGCTGTACTCTACGTTCACGGAGCTGTAGCCATCCCGGAGCATTTCTTCATTGAGCACTTCCGCTCTGACAAGTAGCTGCGCCGTCAGCTCTACCTGGTATGTCAGCTCGGCGGTGTACTTGCCCTGGCTCTTCAGCAGCTTTATGATGTAGTCCTTCTTGTTCTTCACCCTGCGCTCTATGCGTCGGCGCTCCTTTGCGTCGGCGGGATTAGGTAGGATAGGCTCCGCCGATGGCGCAAAGTCTTTCTGCGCCTTGTCGCTGTAGCCTCGTTTCTTGCCCTTGGTCTTCAGGTAGAATATTATCGCCGTGGTGTCGTTGGCGTTGATGAGCTGCATCAGTTTGCTCTCCACGAAGTCCGTCTGCGTCTCGGCTATCTCGTCCACCTTCTCCTTGAATCCGGGGTCGCTGTTGTACCATCGGTAGTAGGTGCTGCGGCTTATGCTGACAGCCTCGCAGGCGACGGCTATAATGCCGTATCCTTGCATCAGGGCTTCCAAGAACTTTTGCTTTTTGTCTTCCATGCGTTTTTTATAGTGTGCCAAATGTCCTGTTTTAGGTCTTCAGCCCCCACGGCTCGAAATTTTTCTTGCGCGTGGAAAAAGGGCCGGGCGAGGTTTAGAAGGGGTGCACCCCCTTTTAAAAAACCACCCCCGGGGGGTGCTACCCCATGAACCTGTCTTTGAAGCGGAGAAGATGGGCCTCCGCTCTTTCCTTCGCCTGCTTCTTTCCGCATCGTCCCATCTCCGTATGCGTCTTCACGTGACACTCATGGCAGAGTGCCCGCAGGTTGTGAGGGTCGAACATCAGCTGCTCCTTCTCTCTCAGCGTGAGACCTTCTTCCACCGGGCGTATGTGATGCACCTCGGTAGCAGGAGCGAGCCTGCCTTCTTCCCTGCACCTCTCGCACAGCGGAAAGGCTGTCAGCTTTGCGCGTCTCAGCCTTACCCATTGTGCGGTGTGTATGAGTCTTCTGTAGTCCTTGTCCTTTGCCATTTTGGGTAGGTTTAAAGATGATCGTCACGAATAGAGACTGCGCCAGCACCTCAGTATCTGCCTTCCAGTGGTCACCGGCCTGCCGTTGGCTTGCCTTCTGCGGAAGGTTATCAGTCCTTTGGCTGCGTAGCGCTTGATAGTATGACGGTCCACATGCAGGGCTGCAGCTGCTTTGCTTACGGTGTAGAGGCCGTCAAGCTCTACATCTGGGCGAGTCGTTATCATATCCTTGTGTGTTTATACTTTAACCGGGAACCCGGCGTACACCCATGCCAGCAGGCATGCGTCTCTCTGATCCTGGTTCATTCTTGGCAGGCGGTTCGTCACGCCTACCGACTTCTGAAGCTCAGCCTGCGTTATCTTTCCGTCCTTGCCTTTCCATACCTTACGCATCGGCTTCGCTACCGTGCACGGTATGTCGAGATGGCTGCACATTTCCTCGATGAGGATGCCCGTCTGGTGGTTCATTCCCGTGCGCCTTCCGAGCTCGGCGGCTTTCTGCATCGTCATATAGCCGCCTCCGAGATGCCAGTTAGATCTGACAAGCCAGCCTCCCTCCAGCACCACGAGCACTTTGCCGGGGTTCATGTCTCGCGTCATGGTGAGATAGTCGATGAGGTTAGGAAAGGAGAACTTCATGGGCGTCACGCTTCTGCTTGTGCGGTAGACCACGCCCACGCCGCTCTCGTCTACGTCGGGGTCGATGCCGATTATTATATCCGGCTTGAACTGGTGGGGTATCTGTATCGCTCCTAACATGCTGCCTCCTTCTCCTCTTCGGTTCTCGTGTCGCGGTCGGGGTTCATCTCCAGGGCGTATGTCGCCGCACGGTTATACATCTCGTGGTTGTCAAACTTGTTCTGCAGCACCTTCACTGCCAACTCCCACTCCTTGTTACCGTTGAGACAAACTTCGGGGTCGCTTGTCTGCCTGAAGAGCTCAGAGCAAGCCGTCTCCCATGTCTGGCGCACGGCGTTGAAGTCGCTGCGTCCGAAGGTTGCACGTATCGGCGTACCGCATTGCTCACGGAACTGTTCCATTGCCTGGTCGTGCATATGGCAGCAGATCTCTATCACCGTCATGGCCGTGAGCATGAGAGCCTTCAGCCGATGATCGTCGACGTTCAGCTTTAGCAGTTCGGCATCTACCGAGAAGAAGAGCTTCTGTATGTGCGGCTTCATCTCGTCGTACACGGCGTCCGTGGTGTCGAGCCACAGTCCGTATGTCTCGCCAGCCTGGTGCTTCACGTGCACGTCCCAGCGGTCGTATGCCGACAGGGCCTGCTTTACTCCCTTCTTCACTCCGTGACGCCAGTATTTCGTCTTGCTTAGCACCTCGTAGGCATCTACCATTGCTGACTGTGCGCAGTTGTATGCCGCTCCGCATATCACGAAGAAGAGCACCGAGCAGCGCGATATTCTTCTCTGCATCTCTTCCACCTGCTTTTCCGAGGCGAGCATCACACGATGGCCGACGGATCCTTGTATCAGCGTGTTCATAGGCTTCCGGCTTTAAGTCCCAGCTCCTTGGCGGTCTGGAGAAAGGTTATCAACTTGTCTTCTGACACTCTCGATGTAGTGTCGCGGCACACCGTCTCGCTGCCTATCACGTTGAAGTAGACGCGGTCGTTGCCGGTGTCGAGGTAGTATGTTTTCTGTTCCATGTCGTTTTTACTTGGTTTGTTGTTCTCTTGCTGTGTCCTGGCACGGAGGGCGCAGGGCGTGTTCTACGTATCTGCCGAGCTTTGCGCACCATGCTCCGTTGATGCAGCGTCTTGTGTGCCGGCAGGTCTTGCACTCGTCGTTCATGCTTGGTGCAGTAGCGGTTCCCATACGATGCCGAGTCTTTTGAGCGTGCCGTTACGCTCGTAGTTTTCGAGGGCTTTGCGGGCACTGCTTTGCGGGTCGCGGTTCACAAGCCGCACCATGCCCTCGATGCGCTCCTTCAGTTCCCGTTCCTTGTCGCCGCTGTCCTGCTGAGCCTCAGCGATGGCTTCCGTCATATCGCAGCCTGCGGACGCTGGCTTGTCGCAGCCCTGCTTTGTGCGCCGCAGGGCGTTGTCGTAGTTGCCTTCGAGCGTCTTCACGAAGTTCTCCTGCGTCATCAGCCAGTCGAAGGTTGCCACCCAGCTTCTCGGGTTCTCGCCGTTGGCATAGCTGCTTGCTATTATCTTGTCAACGGCGAGCCTCAACACGGCTATGTCGTTGTCGTATTCGGCGAGCCTTGCCCTTACGAGGGCCTTGCGGGCGTCTGTCAGCAGCGTCACACGGCGCACCAGGCTGCCTGTCTTCTCAGCCTGCTCGTTCCAGTAGGTTTTCAGCGCCACGCACTCGGCGTCAATCTCCACCCGTCTTCTCTGTGCCTCCGCTTCCTCACTTCCGCCAGAACTCTCTCCCGTGGGGGTGGGGGTGGGCGAGAGGGCCGAAAAAGAAACGGCCGCTTGCGGACTTTCTTTTTCTTTTTCTTTCCCCCCTCTTTCTATAGAGGGGTTTGTTTTGTTTTGTTTAGTTTTGTTTAGTTTTGTTTTTATAGGTGAACATTCGTGCACGTTCGTGCTTTGCGGTGCACGTTCGTTCACATTCGTGCACGTTCGTGCTGTTTTACCACGTTCGTGCACGTTCGTGCTTTGTGGCACACGTTCGTGCACGTTTGTGCACGTTTGTGCTTTTCCTTCACGTTCGTGTTCCGCTGCGTTGTCTGCATCGTGTTCGTGTACGTTTGTGCACGTTTGTGCTTCTCGCTTCTTCTGCTCACGTTTCAGGGCTGTCTGCCTGTTGCGCTCGCACTTCGCCTCGTACTTGCCCTGCGCACGGTCTATGGCGTCGCGTATGAAGGCGAAAGCCATCTGCACCATCGGGTCAGCCTCAGCACTTATCTGCGCACCGTCTATCGCATAGGCGTATAGAGCGTCGAGAAGGTCGCCCTTCTGCTCCTGCGTCATCGTCTTGATTGCAGGGTATTGGGCGGTATATAGCATGAATCCTTCCATATCGTTGATGTTTTATTCGTAGAACAGAGTTTCAGAAAGCAACCATGCCGTCCGTCTCCCGACGTGGGGCATGGTGCGTCCGGCACAAAAGTAAAATGAAAACACTCAAGACCTAACAAAAACCCGAGTGCCGGACTGCCTGAATTTTTTGGATTCTATTCTATTCAATTAATAACTTATTCCCGATTTAATAGGCGAAAGACTTCGCTCTCACTCTTGCTGGTGTAGCGGCGGCGTAACATGCCGGCACCGAGTTGTACAGCATCCAGTCGTCGAGGTCTTTGCGCTTGAAGTAGAGGAGCTTGCCGCCCTTGCTGCGGAAGTGGTTTATCTTGCGTGCCCTTACGAGCTCGTAGAGAAAGCCTATCTTTATGCCCATGTACTCGCTTGCCTCTGCCGTGTTATATACCGCTTTCGTGGCGAGGATGGTCGCCGTGCGTATTCTTTCGAGCTGCTCTATTATGTTGGCGCTCTCGTTGTTCTCCAGGTTCTCCATATCTATTCCTCCTCTAAGTCTGTGAGTTCTGATATACTTCCCTCGTCTTTCCACTTCATGTAGTAGTGGCAGAAGGCGAGTAGTGCTGCGAGGGATGCTGCCTTGCTTCCGAAGATCACTGCGGCGTACATGCCGAAGGTGGTGTCAGTGCTTGGCACGACGATGAGTCCGATGATTATCACAGAAGCGAGTGCGAAGAGCACCCAGTATCTGTAGTTGCTTATTATTTGTTTCATATTGCGTTGTTTGGTTCGTTTGGATACTATTACGGGTTAGATGTCGGCTTTGGGTTGGAGCGTGCAGATCTGAACACTATCACAAGTTCGCTGCCGTCCGGGTAAGTGAAGGCCTTTTCAAATATATCTGCGCAGCGCTTCGGTATATGATCGTAGTATCGTTTCCGTATCTCGAACTGTACACAGAAGCCAGACGGGCTTTCTCTCTCCATGTTGCTTGTCTTGCCGTAGCCGAAGTAGAATGGACAGGCTCCACAATAGCAGGGCTTCTCCCAGAAGCGTTGTCCGTTAATCTTCAGCATGGTCGGGACTTGGTGTCATTTCGTCGGCGGCGATCATGGCGAGGAGGTACTCCTTCTCGTCTGCGCAGAGCTTGTAGTCGTGCATTATGGATAGTTTTGCCGTTTTTCTTACCCCTGCGAGGCTTATTGCTACCTCCTTTAGTTTGTAGTCGTTGTAGACGTTAGCTTTGTCGAGCAGCACCGGGATGCAGGCGTCTTTCGCTTCTTGCTGTTCTTTCGCCCACTTCTCGTTATCATTCACCCACTTCTCGTAGTCTCTTACCTTCTTTACGAGCTGTGCGAAGATATACATGTAGTTTCCTCGCTTCCAGTGTTCGCAGAACTCCTTCTTGTCGATGGCATCTACGGTGTTGTATATCTGCTCTATCTCGTAGTATTCCTCAGGGGTCACTTGTAATCCCGTGAGTTCTTCAAATTCTTTCTGTTGCATGGTTGTATGTTTTTAGTCGTTTTTTAGTCGTTTTTTAGTCGTTTTTTAGTCGTTTTATTCTGTTTCTTCCTATTCTTCGGCTGCTTCCACCTTCAGCCCGAGGCGTCTTGCCGTTGCTTCGCGCTTCATGGATCGCCGTGTCTGCTCGTCGTAGCATATAGTGTTCACTTCGCCCTCTATCGCAAAATAGTTGCAGTCCTTTATCATCATGTACTTGTGTATCGAAGCTCTGCGTGTGATGTTGGTACGTATTCGGAGTTTTGTCTGCTGCTTTTCGCCGGATATGATACGGAAGCGTTCCATCTTGCGCTGATGCCTCATGGTTTCCTCTGCCTTTTGTCTGCCTTGCACGTATTTGCGCCGTGTCATTCCTGGCTGCTGCCACGGCTTGAGTCCGGACTTGTAGCCTGGCCACTCTTCGCGAGGCCGCATCTTCGTTTTCTTCCACATGATCTTGGCGCGCTCTGCATTCTCCTTGTAGACGCCGAGCTCCTTGCATTTTCGGGAGGCTTCCTTGAGATTGGCCCGGCGCATACGGCTTAGGTATCTCTTGTCCTTCTTCAGTCCGTACCTCCTGGCTATCCTGCAGAGGGTTCTTTCGGCGATGTCGATGCGCTGCATAATCTCCGGGTTTGGCGTATTCGGGTAATGCTGCACTATCCACGCCTCCTCTTCTGATGTCGGCGTATGGCCTCCGCAGCTGCCTGTGCATACCGATGAACGGTCTTTCTCCCAGCCCAGGTTCTTTGCCAGTTTGCTGATGCCGTCGATGCTGACGCCGTAGCGGGCGGAGAGGTGTCTGTTTGCCGTTATGGGATACTCGTCTTTGAGTCTTTCCACCTCATGCGGCGTGAGGTCTCTGTAGTTTCGCATATTCCTTTGAATTTAGGTCGTCTTTACTAAAAGTGTGCGGTGGTTACGTTTTCCTTCGCTGCCATGCGTCCGCACCAGCATTCCGTTGTACGTTGTACGGCGGCTGCGTATAGCGAGCCGGGCTACGTTCCGAGGCGCCTTTCGCGTATATTGTTCGTCTACCTGCAAGTTTCTGAACGTTCACGCCGTTTGCGGTTGCTATTCCGGGAGCTCCGTCCACCATGCCTTCTTGTCGTCAGGCACGTAGATGTTCTCCGGCACGCTTCTGTGTCCTACAGCCTTTATCCATTCCTTCGGTATCACGGCGTCGAACGGCTGGAAGCGCTTGCACGTCACTCCGACGTTCAGCAGCGGACGGTACTCGCCGTTGTACTTGTAGCATAAGTACTTGTGCTGCTTCGCCTGCTTCGGACCCTGGCACGTCACGGTGTAGCGGTTGCCTCTGTGCATTGCTGCGAGGGCGTGCGCGAAGTCGTCGTGTCCGGTTTGCGGCTCCGTTGTACCGTCGTGATCGTAGAAGTAGCACGGATGGATGTCACGGCGTAGGTAATACCAGAGGTAGTCGAGGTCTTCGGCGTTCATGTTGAAGATGCTCTTGTGCACTATCTCGCGCCAGACGTACTGTGCGCTCTGTGAGCTGCGCACGAGTCCTTCTATCACTGCGAAGAACTCCTTGCGGTCTAATTTCAGATTAATCATTCTCCGCCTCCTTTCCTTCGACATCGTCGGCACAGCCGATGGTTT